CATCCAGAAGGCTGTTTTCTCTGCCGGTTCCGAAAACGATCAGCTTGGGTTCCCTGCTGGCGATGTCTACATCTGGATTCAGAACATCAGCACTGGCGATGCAGAAGGCGTGCTTCACGCGCGGCGGGAAGAAAGACCATGAACATCATCGTTGTCACGCCGCCGCCGGTTGAGCCGGTCACCGTCGAACAGGTGTATGAGCATCTGCGCTGGGACGCCGATGAGGGTTCGCCCACGGTCTACCCGCTGCAGACACTGGTGGAGCGCAACATCACCACGGCCCGCCAGTACGTTGAGCAGACCACGCGCCGCGCTTTGGTGAAGCAGACGCTGCGCATGGTGATGGAGTCCATCCCGTACTCGCGCAACCTGTTTCGCTCGCGGTGGGGCGGTGACGAAGATTGGTACAAGCGCCCAGGCGATGTGTACCTGCTGCGCCCGCCGTTCATTGAGTTCCTGTCTGTGCAGTACCTCGACAAAGACGAAGTTCTGCAGACGCTCGACCCGTCGAACTACTACATCGACTCGGAAACCGAGCAGGTGCCGATCCTGCGCTTCCGCGACACGTTCGATGTGGACATCGTGAACGACCAGCGCACCGATGCGGTCCGCATTGAGTGGATGGCCGGCTACCCGTTTGAGGAATCGCCGGCCGATTTCACGTCGAGCATCCCCGCCGGGATCAAAGAGGCCATACTGCTGCAAATCCAGCTGCAGGTGGACCGCTTCAACCCGGATGAGCGGCGCGACCTTGAGCGCGCGCGCGACAGCTTGCTGGCCAGCTACACCATCCGGAATTTCTGATGAAGTACACGGTCGCCCAAAAGCTCAACCGACGGATCATCGTGGAACGCCTCGTTGATCTGCAGGATGAGTTCGGCCAGCCGGTTCAGCAGTGGGTGGAGCATTGCCGCCTGTGGGCCGACTTCATGACGCTGACCGGACGCGGCTTCATGACGCAGGAGTTCTTTTCCGGCGGCAGCGAGGTCAGCCGGCCTACGGCCAGCATCCGCATTCGGCGCCGCACCGACATCACGCCGCAGATGCGGATTCGGTACAACGGGCAAATCTACGAGATTCGCGTGGTGCTGCCAGACACCACCGACAACCGCTACGTCGATCTGGGCGTGGCCACGGGAGCGAACAATGGCTAGGGGCACGCCAGTTCGCACGCGCGGCCGTGGCGCCAGGCCAACCGGCCCGCAGCAGTACCCGAAGGCTCTGGTGACGATGGAGGTCAAAACCAACGCCGTCGAGTCGCTGCGCATGCTGGAGAACGCGATCAAAGAGCAGTGCCTGCGACCTGCAGCTCATGCCGGCGCCATTGTTTTCTACAACGAAATGCGGCAGCGGGTGCCAGTGGATGAGGGCGACCTGTTTGCGTCGATCTACCGATACCACCTGCCGCGCGATTCCGGGCCGACCAAACAGTTCTATGCCATCGGCCCGAACAAGAAAAAGGCGCCGCATTGGTACAACGTCGAGTACGGCCACTGGCGGGTCAACGTGGTCATGCGCCTGAACGGCCGCTGGGTGGCCACAAAAGAGCGGCTGCCGGCGCCGAAGTGGGTGCCAGGCATACCCTACGTCCGACCGACCTTTGAGGCCAAGAAACAGGTCGCGCTGGAAGCCATGCGCAAGCGATTGGGCGAGAAGCTGCGCGAAGTCACATCGGGGATGGCCGAATGATTGAACCACGCATCATCAGCGCGCTGCGCACGCTGTTCGGCAGTCGCGTCTACCCCGACACAGCGCCGGCCAACACGGGGCTGCCATTCGTCTGCTATCAGCAGGTGGGCGGCACGCCGACGCCGACCTTCTGCGGCAGCCCGCGCAAGATCAACGCACGCATCCAGTTCTGGGTTTGGTCGAACACGCGCGAGGAAGCCAACCGACTGATGCGCGAGGTCGAGACAGTGCTTACTACTGGCAACCTGCTGGGCGTGTCGCAGGGCGGCCTTGTCGCCAGATTCGATGAGCCGACCAAGCGATATGGCGCGCAGCAGGACTTTTCGTTCTGGTTCGACATTCAGTCGCCATCGGGCTCATAACACGTTTCCATAGTCCGTCAACTGCGGCATAATCAAACCGCTCAATCCGTCATCCGAAAGGAAGAACCATGTCCACGTCTGAAGTCTTGCTTGTCCAGGGCACCAGCATTTCCATTTCCACCAACGAGGTGACGGAACTCAACCCGAGTCCGTCGCCGGCCAGCGCGCTGCTGGATTGCATCGGTCGCGAGATTCAGGTGCAGGGCGGTTCGTCGACCGAAATCGACGTGACCACCTTCTGCTCGACGGCCCGCGAATTCCGCCTTGGCCTGTCGGACAGCGGCAGTATCACGGTGACCGGCCATTGGAAGCAGGGCAACCCGGCCCACGCCGTGATCCGCGCCGCAGCCGCCGACAAGCTGACCCGCCTCATCAGCGTGGTGTTTGAAGACGGCTCGATCTTCCGCTGCTTGGCCTTTGTGCAGCAGCGTTCGTTCTCTGCCGCCGTCGATGGCGTGGTGACCGCAAGCTACGTCTTCCGGATAACTGGCGCCACCCAGGAAGTCGATCCCTCCCGCGCCTAATCGTGCGCAGGGCATTGTGCCTTGTGCCCGGTGGTCCGAACTACCGCAGAGCCGCGTTCCTGTCGGGACTGTCGGCCTGCGGTTTTTCTATTGCCGAACAGGCATTCGATCCTCGACCCGGCGACGTGCTGGTGGTCTGGAATCGAAGCGCATCCACGCGGTCGGAGTGCCAGCGGTTTGAGTCGCGAGGCGCGACAGTGCTGGTCACGGAAAACGGCCATCTTGGCAAGCAGTGGATGGGTCGGAAGTGGTTTTCTCTGGCCGCAAGTCATCACTCCGGCGCAGGCGAATGGCACCCCGAGGGCGGCAATCGCTGGGACCGCTGGGGCGTTGATCTGAAGCCGTGGCGCGACAATGGCGAGGACACCCTGATCCTTGCCCAGCGGGGCATCGGTGAGCCTGGCATTGCATCGCCGGCTGGATGGGCAGAGCTGACCCAAAAACGCTACGGTGGCCGCATCCGACAACACCCAGGCGCTAGTGTGCCCCGCGTGTCTCTGGCCGATGACCTTGCGCGAGCTGCCCGAGTCTTGACCTGGCACAGCAGCGCCGCACTGCTGGCGTTGATTGAGGGCGTTCCGGTCTGGCATCAGTTCGACAGATGGATCGGTTCTGCCGCCAGCAATCACTTGGCGCTGTGGGGCTCAGTCCACGACAAACGGGATGACGCCGCGCGCCTGTTCATGTTTCAACGGCTGGCTTGGGCCATGTGGACCGAGGAAGAAATCGCCAGCGGATACCCTTTTGAGAGGCTTGCATGTCGCACGTTCTAGTCACCGGTCGAGGCACGGGTGGCAGTTGGCAAATTCGTGGTGTCCAGCTGGGCCAAGCCATCGGCGCCGATGTAATCCCGAGGGCCAAGGATGTGGGCCGGTATGACGTGGCGGTGGTGGTCAAGCGGTTCGATGAGGTGGTCAACAGGCTGCGCCGGCTGGACACGAAAATCATCTGGGACGTGGTTGATGCCTACCCGCAGCCCAAGGGCAACGACTGGCAACGACTGCCGTGCGTGAGCTGGCTGATGAATCAGGTTGAGCTGATGCGGCCTCATGGCATTGTGGCGGCGACGAATGCCATGGCCAACGATCTGCGGTTTTTCAAGGGGCCGGTGCTGGCACTGCCTCATCACGCTCGCCCCGGCCTGCAGCGGCATGTCGTTCGTGAGCGCGTGCAGGTGGTCGGATACGAGGGCGCCCCGGAATACCTTGGGCAGTGGCAGGGCACGCTTGAGCGAGAGTGCGGCAAGCGCGGATGGAGGTTTGTGGTCAACCCACCCAGCTACAGCGACTGCGACATCATCGTGGCGCTGCGGCATCAATCCGGCTACGCGCCTCGCCACTGGAAAAGCAACGTCAAACTCGCCAACGCGCAGGGCGCCGGCATCCCGATCATCTGCAACCGGGAGGCCGGCTACCTTGAGACTGCCGGCGGTGCTGAGTGCTTTGCTGACACTGTAAAAGAGGTCGTAGACGCGCTCGACCTGTTGGCTGATGAATCCGCCAGGCGCGAAAAGGCGCAGCGCATGTACGACAGCCGGATCGAGCTGCCTACGGTTTCCAAGGTGTACGGCGAATGGCTACGGTCGAATTTCTGAGGGTGCAAAAGCTCTCGCACAGCATGCGACCGATCATGGACGCCATGGTTCAGGCCGCCTGGCGCGCGGGCGATGAAACGCTGGAGTCCAGCATCTATCACGGCGGCCGCGATTGGCTGGTGGTGACCGGCGTGGGCATGAAGGCCAACGACAATGCCCGCAAGGCTCAGATCGCCAAAGGCGGTCGCGTTCTGCATTGGGACCACGGCTATTTCCGCCGCGAAAAGATCACCGGCTATATGCGGATGTGCATTGACAGCGATCACCCGCAGCAATGGCTTGACCGCACTCCTGCAGACCCGGCGCGCTGGGATTCCTTGGGCCTGTCTCTGCGCGAGGACTGTGACCAGAATGGGCATATCGTGCTGGTCGGTATGGGCGCCAAGTCTCGGGCCTACCAAAACCAGTACCATTGGGAGGAAGCCAAAGCGGCAGAGCTGCGCAGGCGTTTCCCAAGGCGCAGGATCGTGTTCCGCCCCAAGGGTCGTGACAGCAAACGCCTGCACGGATTTGAGCTTGTCAACGATTTCACACGGCCGATTGAGGATGTGCTGCGTGGCGCCTCGCTGGTGGTTTGCCGGCATTCCAATGTCGCCTGCGATGCGGTGCTGGCGGGCATTCCTTTTGAGTGCGAGGATGGGGCGGCTGCCTGGTTGAAGGACAAGCCTTTTGACTTCGACACACGGCTGGATTTTCTGCGCCGACTGGCGCATTGGCAGTACAAGCCTCATGAGGCAGACGCCGCATGGCAATTTGCGAAGGACATCACGGCATGAAGCTCAACATCGGCAGCGGCAAGCGATCCATCCCTGGATTCAAAAACGTCGATGCAGTCAAGCGCCCCGGCGTTGACATCGTGGCGAAGGCCGACAGCATCCCCGTGCCTACCTGCAGCGTGGATGAGATTCACGCCATCCACATTTGGGAGCATTTCTACCGGTGGGAATGCGACGATGTGATTCGCGAGTGGAGGCGCATCATGTGCCCAGGCGCGCGGTTGGTCATGGAGCTTCCGAATTTCCGCAAGTGCTGCGAGAATTTCCTGAAGCCGCCACCCCAAGTCGTCAAGCATCCCGACCAGCTGTCGTATTGGGGCATCTACGGTGACCCCAGAGACAAAGACCCGTTCATGACACACCGTTGGGGCTGGACCCCGGAAACCCTGGCCGCCTTCCTGACTGAACACGGCTTCACTGGCATTGAACAAAAGCCGACGCAGCATCACGTTGTTGGCCGGGAGTTTCGCGACATGCGAATCGAGGCCATCCGATGATGCGACTGTTCTGTGGCTATGACCGGCGCGAAGCAATCGGCCTGTCGGTGTTCGTGCAAAGCGTGCTGGCCAACACATCTGATCCGGTTTGCATCACGCCGCTGTCCGAGCTGGGTGTTGGCGGCGGCTCCAATGCGTTCACGGTCTCTCGCTTCCTGATCCCGTTCCTGTGCAGCTATGAGGGCTGGGCCGTGTTTGTCGATGGCTCGGATATGGTTGTTCAAGACGACATCTATCGCCTGTTGTATCTGGCCGATGCGCGTTATGCCGTCCAAGTGGTCAAGCACGATTACAAGACCCGGCACCCTTTGAAGTACCGGTTCAGCGAAATGGAATGCCCGAACCTGGACTACCAGCGCAAGAATTGGGCGAGTGTCATGCTTATCAACTGCGCGCATCCTGATTGGCTAACCGTTTCACCCACCTACATTTCAGAGCGTCCGCAGCGTGACTTGTTGCAGTTCAAGCACCTTCGGGATGAGGACATCGGAGAACTTCCTCCACGATGGAATGTGCTGGTCGATGAAGGCCAGGCGCACGACAATGCAGCCATCTTGCATTGGACAGCTGGCATCCCTGCCTTCCACCATTACAAAGATTCCCCCTGCGCCGATGTCTGGCGCGAATACCGCAACCAACTGGAGAGACACCTATGAACTTTGACCTGGCCAAGATGGAGCAAGACCGTGGCGCGACCTTCCGCGTCGTCGTTGGCCGGACGCCCGATGGCGCCGAAGCCGGATTTGTGGTGGTTGGCCCGAACTCTGCCGAGTACGAGCAGGCCGACCGCAAGATTCAGGTCATGAACATCATGGAAGCTGGCCAGCGCCGCCGCATGGTGGACGCTGCCGATCCGAAGGACGCCGAAGCCATTGCCGAAGGCGCCCAGAAGCGCAAGCTGCTGCTGGTCGAGTCCTGTGTGGTGGGTTGGTTCGGCATCACCGACAACGGCCAAGATGTTCCGTATTCGGTGGAGGCGCTGCGCCGGCTTCTGAAGGTTCGCCCGACCTTCGTGAGCCGCGTCATTGAAGCCATTGAGAACGAGGCAAATTTCAGCGCGGGCTGATCGCGGCCCTGGTTGAGTTTGCGAAAGCGCACTTCGCGCTGTCCCGGCCGGACCCCGTGACCGGCAAGACCGAACTCAAAACGCTGCTGGAAATCCGCGATCAGACCGGCGTTGTCTCGCCCAAGCTCCTGAGCCTGCCGAATCTGCCCTTGGAGGGTGCGCACGTTTGGGAGTGGTACAGCGATCTGGATGCGCGCCGCCAGGCTGGATTCACGATCAATGCTTTATGCTGGTCGGATATTCGGGCATACTTTGAACTGCGCCGAATTGAGCCGGCCAAGTGGGAAATCGACGCGCTGACGAAGCTCGACGATGAGTTCCTGCAGAGCAGGCTGGACAAAACGGCGGGCAAGGCGGCCACGGCCTCCGGCATGAACAAGGCACTCAAGAAAGCGCACCGCTGACATGGCCGATACGATTGGACGCAGCATTCTGGAGGTTGGCGCTGATGCGACCGGCCTGCAGGCCGGCATGGCTCAGGCCACGCAAGCGGTCGAGAAATTTGAGCAGGCCGCTCAAAGCTCTGCCCAAGGCGTCGGCCAAGCCATGCAGCAGGCCGGCAAGTCCACCGAGGCGGTCGGCACGAGGCTTGACGCTACATCCAAGCGATTTCTTGCCGCTCTGCAAAGGGAGGCCGATCAGGCTGGCCGCAGTCGTACTGAGTTTCTTGAGCTGCGCGCGGCACAGTTGAACGTGACCCAGCAGTCTCAGGCGCTTATCGCTCGACTGCGAGAACAGGAGGCCGCGCAAAAGGCGGCCGCTGCTGCGACCGCTGCTGATGCAGCCGCAAAGCGTGCCGCTGCTGCGGCCACGCGAGAGGCAGGCATTCAGTTCAACGAGTACGGCTTGTCCGCCAAACAGACCTCTGCCGCATTGCGCCAGGTTCCTGCCCAGCTGACCGACATCATCGTCAGCCTTCAAGGCGGCCAGGCGCCCCTGACGGTGCTGCTGCAGCAGGGCGGACAGCTGCGCGACGTGTTCGGCGGCATCGTGCCGGCGGCGCGCGCCCTTGGCGGCGTAGTGTTGGGGCTGCTCAACCCGTTCACGGCTGTTGCTGCGGTGGCGGCCGTGCTGGGCGCGGCGTATTTCCAAGGCTCAAAGGAAGCCGACCGATACGCCCGCGCTTTGATCCTGACTGGCAACGCTGCTGGCGGCACTGTCGGCAGTCTTGAGGCGTCCGCACGTGCAGTCGATCAGGTCGTCGGTACTCAGGCCCGCGCATCGGAGGTCATCGCTGCGCTTGGCGAATCCGGCTTGGTGGCCGCGCGCAACTTTGAGCAGTTCGCGACCGTGGCCATCCGGATTGAGCGCGTCACCGGGAAGGCGGCAGAGGAAACCGTCAAGCAGTTCGCAGAGCTGGGCAAGGAACCGGTCGAGGCCGCGCGCCGGCTCAACTCGGAATACAACTTCCTCACGCTGTCCGTTTTCCAGCAGATCAAGGCGTTGGAGGATCAGGGCCGCGTTCAGGAAGCGGCAGAGGTCGCGCAGCGAGCATTTGCCGCCGCCTTTGAAGAACGGTCCAGCCGCTTGGAGCAGCGCCTTGGCGTCATTGAGCGTGGCTGGATGAATGTAAAAGACGCGGCCAAAGAGGCTTGGGATTCGATCCTGAACGTCGGCCGGCCTGACACGCCTGAGAACCTGATTCAGTCGCTTGAGCAGGCGCGATTCCGGCTGCAATCGTTCTCTGGCAACAACCCTCGTGCACAGCTTGAGCTGCGTGACATTGAGCAGCAGATCGCGGCACAGAAAGAGATTGCCAACTTGGCCAGCCGCGCGGCGGCCAGCGAAGCAGAGCGCGCGCAGATCAACAAGGCGGCCATCGCGGCAGAGAAAGAAATCTCCCGCATCAGGGAGCAGTCGCGCACCAACACGGAGAAGCTGAACTCCGCGTTGTCCGCCTACCGCCGCAACGTCGAGGCGCTGCGTGCTGGCGGCGGCCAAGTCAGCGCAGAGCAGATCGCCCGCGATGAGGCCGCCATCCGGGAGCAGTTCCGCGAGCGCGGCCGGCAGCCGCGAGCATTCCAGGACGATGCGGCCACCCGCTTGCTGTCCGAGCTGCGCCAGCAGCAGGCCGCGCTCAATGAGCAGCTGCAGCAGGGAGAGAAACTTGGCACCCAAGCCCGCGCGCTCGTTGAGTTCAACCGCCAGATCACGGACCTGAAGGAAAAGAATCAGCTGACCGCTGACCAGAAGTCCATTCTGGCGAATGAGGAAAAAATCCGGCAGCAGTTGCAGCAGAACGTGCTTGCAGAGCAGGCCGTGCAGGCTGCTGAGAAAGAGGCAGAAGCCAAGCGCAAGGCGGCGCAGGAGCTGGAGCAGTTCAACAACCGCGCGGCGCAGATTCAGGACAGCATTGCCTCGCGCAATGAAACTCGCCGCAACCAGTTTGGCGACACCCTTGGGGCCTTCGGCCAAGGCTCTCGTGCTGCTGACCGTCAGCGCGAGCTGTTCCGCATCCAGCGCGAGTTCCAAGCGGACGAAGACCGTTTGCGGCGCGGCGCTACTCCCGACATCCTGAACAGCGATGCGTTCCAAGAACAGCTTGCCCTGATCCGCAATGGTCTGGAGCAAGCCAAGGCTGACTTCGACCAATACTACCGCGATCTTGCCGTCGCAGAGGGCGATTGGCGCAACGGCTTCACCTCATCGATCAACAACTTTTTGGACCAGATCAACAACACCAGCGCGCGCACTGGACAGGCGTTTGAAACGGTGTTCAATGACCTCTCCGACCGCTTGACCGGATTCTTTGAGACAGGCAAGCTGGACGTTGAGGCATTTGGTCAAACCGTGGTCCGCGAGGTCAACAAGATCATCATTGAGCTGTTCATCTTGAAGCCGCTGATTGAGGGCATCAAAGGCAGCATCACAGGAGGAAGCGGCGGCGGCACCGGGGGCAACTTCGTTGGTCAGTTGATTGGCACTGCAGTTAGCAGCCTGCTTGGCCGCGATGTTGGCGGCATGGTTTCCGCTGGCGGCATGTACCGCGTCAACGAGAACGGCCCTGAGCTGTTGAACTTGGCTGGACGACAGTACCTGATGATGGGCGACCAGAGCGGCACGATCAACCCGAATCCTGGCGGCGGTGGCAAGACCCAGAACATCAACATCAACGTGCAGGTTCCGCAGGGCGCTAACCGCCAGACTGGCCTGCAATTCGGCCGCCAGATTGCACAGCAGTTGAGCGTTGCCAACGCGAGGAATGGCTGATGGCTTTCTTTGAAGAACTTTTCCCCGAGTGCTACAGCGCAGAAATGACTGGCGGGCCTCGATTCCTCACGTCCAAGGCATACATGCTGGGCGGCCAGCGCATCACCAACCGCGACGCGCAGCTGCCCCTGCACGAGTGGCAAATCGCACAGCCGCCTCAGTCGCAGGAAGCGTTCGACGAAATCCGAGCGTTCTTCTATGTGACCGGAGGCGATGCCGATGCGTTTCGGGTCAAGGACTGGTCTGACTTCCAATGCTCTGCCGCACAGTCGTCTATGACGCTAGTGACGGCTGGTCAGTACCAGATGAACAAGCTCTA